GGAGGTGCAAAATCAGAGTTAAAGAGTGTTTTAAATGAGTACATTAATGAGTATAAGGAGTATATAAAAAGGGAAATAGAAATAATTGCACCCGAAAAAATATGTATTTGTTGTGGAAAAAATAAAGCTTATGTAAGTACTCTTGAGGAAATAATTCAGGAGTTGGAGTGTAAGCCGAAAGTAGAAAAATATTATCATCCTGCAGCTAGGATAAAATGGGAAAAATATAAAGAAGGTATTGATAATATATAATCACAAATCATAAAAGCACAAACAAAAACAAAGAACAAAGGAGATTATTTAAATGATGAAAGATGAAAAAGAAAATATTTTTGAATTAGAATGTCATTGGGATACTTTATTGGAAGATTTATATGAATGTGAAGAGTTTGATTACGAATTTTTTTAAAAGTTAGCGGTTAAAACTTTTGCTATATTATTTCCTTATCATTAGAAAGAGAAAATCTCGGAGGACATTATACAGATAATATTGAAAATTAATCAATTTGCAAACTTTCCGGTTGGTGGAATATCGACAGAGTATGAGGCAACTCAAATGGTTGCTATGGAATTTTGCAATCAAATATCAAATGCGTGGGTTATGATTGATGATAAGTATGATGAAAACTACTTTGCAGTATTGTGTGAAAATGGAGATGCTAATCCTGACAAATCTATAATAGAAGAAATGTATTTGCCAAACAGAATGAAACTTTTAGGATTTTCGGATGCAGCTATTAGAAAAATAGAAAATTTTATGTTTTCAAAAAATGGGAAAGGTGAAGATATTGAGTCGGGGGCTATAGTGAATGTTATCATAGAAGAATTCTACGATAATGAAACACCTGTATTGGAAAGATATTATAAGTTGTTAATGATTTTAGATGACGATTTTCTTTGTGCTGAAGATATAGCAGGAATTGAAGAAAAAGTGCTTGCATTGTTAAGACAGGATGGAAAATTATCAGCCAATCAATTATCGATGTCAATTAAAACCAATGCCTATAGGTGAAAAAAATATAGACATTGGAATTGTGTGTGGTCGTTTATTTAGTTTTAAACCAAAATGTAGTAAGCTCTTTATTGCTGTTACATCCATATTCAAAATGGTGTAGCATTAATATATTTTTGGCAATTGACAGACCAATACCGGAGCTACCAAGGCGGTTATGTTTTTTGAGTCCCGTTTTGTAGAAAACATCCCATATTTTTTCGATTTGAGTTTTATTAATCATTTCACCATCATTAGAGACGGAAAGGCTAACACCTTTGCTTGATTTTTCAACGTTAATAATGATTTGATTTGTTGCGTGTTTAATAGCATTCGTAACAAAGTTTTGAATCACTGTTTTTATCATTTCAAGATCAGCATCAATTAATATTTCTGATTCATTATGTTTAAAATTAATATCTAAATTTGACTCAGCTATAATTAGACGTAACGAATTGATAACAGCATTAGTAAGACTGACTAAATCGATAGTCTCAAAATTAAGTGGGCGTTTGTTGGCTTCCAGTCTTGATAATTCAAGAAAATCGGTTACCAAATCACTTAGTTTATCTACTTCATTATTGATTTTTGTGCTGTATAGTGGTTTGTCTTCATCTTCTATATAGTCCCAGTTTTCTGTGTATGATTTAATTAATGCAAGTGGTGTCTTAAATTCGTGTGCAACACCGCTGGTAAAATTATTACGCATTTGGTCATATTTTTCCTGTTGTTTAATAGTCTTGTTAATTAGTATGTTGATTATAATAATTAGTACAATAGCTGCGAAAACAATCAGAACAATTCCTAACATTAATTCTTTTACAGCCATTTCAAACGGGTGGATAACCGTAGCACTGTACACATTGTAGTACCCCATGCCATTGTTGTGATTGTCTTTTAAAATTATTGTTGTTTTAAAGATGTTTTTGTTTTCATATTCTACATTATCATCACTGGCAGGATTTTTTATAACGTTGTAAACAAGAGTTTTGGCTTCGTTATTAACTACATTTTTATTAGAAAATCTGTCATTGGCTAGGAGATAGTACCCATTTATTTTATAATCAATCTTTTTTGCATCAGATGGCACATTGTTATTTGATAAAGTTAGAGTATGTTTTTTTTCATGACTCAAACATTCAAATGTGATTTTTTCCGGATAAATAAAAGATTCATCTTCATATCCTTTGATGTGAACTTTTTCGGTAGAGTTGATGTAGTGTAATAAATCGTATTTGATAGAATGTTCATCAACTTGTCCACCTAAAAGAATATATTTTTGAGTATCGTTAGTTTCGTTATCAACAATAAGCATATTCTGTGTGTTAGCTAAAACGTTCCCATTTAAATTCGTAAGGACTGCATAAAAGCCAATATGATAATTAAGTCTTGCATTAGATAATTCTCTGTAAAAATAAGAACTTGCTGTTCTATCATCTTTCTTTTGGTCTAGTGCAAGAGTAGCTCTATAGGCTTTGTCTGCTCTGGTGCAATATTCATTATACATATCGGTAAGATAATCATCTTGAATTTCTATTGCCTTATATAGTGTCAAACTAAGACTGCCTAATATTGCTGCAACAAATATCATAACTGTTAATTTTACTTTTAAACGTTTGTAGTGATTTTTCATTATTATTGCCTCCAAATATATCCACCTTTTATAATTGTATGAATATAATGGTTTTCCTCTCCAAGTATTGCTCTAAGTTTTTTTACATGAGTGTCAACGGCTCTGTCATAACCTTCATAATCATAACCCCATACAGCATCAAGAATCTGGGTTCGACTAAGTACCTGATTTTTATTGTCAATAAAGTACATTAGAAGCTCATATTCTTTTGGAGCAATGGAAATGACTTTTTTATTTACTGTCACAATACGTCTGGCAGGCTCGATTTGAATATTGCCAATTGTTATTAAACCTTTTTTGATTGTAAGACCATGGTATCTTTTTACCAATGAATTAATTTTCGCCATAAGTATTGGCATGGAAAATGGCTTGGTAACATATTCATCTGCTCCAATTTCATAGCCATGAATAACATCCTGTTCTTTACCTAGTGCGGTAAGAAAGATAACAGGCACATCATATTTTGTTCTAATGTATTGACAAACCTGCCTGCCATCAATTTCAGGCATCATAATGTCTAATACAATAATATCAAATACATTTTTATCAACTGCGGCTATTGCCTCGGCACCATTTTTGGCAGTGATTACATCAAATCCGTTTCGTTCTAAATATTTTTTTGTAATGTCCCGTAAACCTTGCTCGTCATCTGCTAACAATACTTTGTAAACCATATATATTCTCCTTACAGTTGAAACAATAATTAATTCATGTGTATTCTTTATGTACATAATAACATAAATAAAAAAATTTTGATGAATAGGATAAATGATTTGCGATAAGTTTTACATAAAAACTTGGTTGAACAATTTGTTACAATATAGTTGAAGAGAAAACGAAAGCTAGATGTAATCTAGCCTCTGGCAGTGTGCAAAATTTACAAAGTAGTGCTACATTTACCAGGTATGGGCATTACTTTTCAGCATTAGTAGTAGCTGATAAAGGGCATGACAAAAGGAGGAATGAAAGAATATGAGTGAAATGTTTGAATATGATGGAGTACAGTATACAAAAGAACAATGTAATCAAATAACTTCTGAATTTTTTAATCCAATTCTTTTAAATCAGTATCCTTTTGTTCATGCGGGGATGACTGTTAGAGATTATCTGGAAGAAAAACAATACTATTTAAATCATTGTAAAGAAGTTCGCAATTGAACATATAGGCCGTTGTGGAAACAAAAATAGATGGAGAGTGAATGTATATGATGAAAAAACAAAGTGATTGGGCTTCATATGTAATGATGGAAGAACCTTTTTGGCGAAATGATATGACCCCGGAAGAATTGGAATTAGAGCGTGCATATCTTGTAAATATATATAGTAGGGGAATAAAGGCTAAAATTAATTATAAACCACTTTGGTATCAAGGGAAAAAGGTTAATTATGATTCATCACAGGATTTTATGGAAATTGTAGAGCTTGCAGGTAAAATAGCACATATGACAGATGACGAATTAGAAAAGATTATTATTGATGTATAAACATAATATTATTAAATGCTAAAAAGAAAGGTATAATATGGAAATAGATACTTTAAAAAAGATGTTTTTGGGATTCACATGGACTCTCGCCAGAAGCGTTGGAGGAGAGTGTGAAAAAAGCAGATGAGGAAAGTAAGAATTTAAAAGAATGTCCAGAGGATTGATATAATCTAGTTATCGAAAAAAGATTAGGTGCTCATAAATTTTTTATTTAAATTTATGCAACGCAAACGGTTTCAAATACAAGAAAAGCCCTTTAAATAAGGGCAAAAAAACGCGAGGCGGGTTGCGGGTGTCCAGTGGACACCTCTGACGAAGTCAGAAGCAACGACCGAGGCGGAAGCCGAGAAATTGAACCGTCGATTCTAAGGTCAGCCTCGATATTACAATAAAAAAGGCACCTGTTAAGGTACCCATTTTATTGCAAAAAAAGAAGCGTGAGACGGGTATCGAACCCTAAAGTGAATCAATCAGAGTAGAGCATACAGTTTTTCTTATCTTATGAACAGACCGATATTTAATGTTTGTATTATCACATAAAGTTCTCAAACGTTTTTCAAAAATTCGAGGTCGAACAAATTTATCATTAACTAAGAACATAAATGAATCCATTGAAATATCATTTTGTGTGTAGTAGAACTGCAATTCTTGAGGTAACGTTTTGTCATATGGCTGTTTGTCTATTTCCAAGCATTAAAAAAGAAGAGAAAACCGGATTTTGGCTTTCCCTTCTTTTTAACTGTTTATAATTTTATTTTTTTATCTTAACCTGCTTTGGCTTTGACCATTTGCCCTGATAAGTTTTCTTTCCTTTGACAACAATAGCTTTTGCTCTTGCATACAATTTTTTAGCCTTTTTAAACTTGCTATTTGATACACTATATGTCAATTTCTTAGTTGTTTTTGTCACTATTGTCTTTTTAAACTTCTTATCTTTTGCAATCTGTACTTTGTACTTGGTTGCACCTTTAACTCTCTTCAATGTAAGACTTATTTTCTTAGCATTTTTCTTTTTAATTGCTTTTTTAACAACTGCCTTTCCAACCTTTACAGATGATTTTTTTGTAGTCTGACTTGGTTGTTTTTTAGTTGTTGTTTGTGCATTTGTATTTGACTCCTGTGGCTTTGCAGTAGTTGTTGGTTCTGCAGTAGTTGTTGGTTCTGCAGTAGTTGTTAGTTCTTCAGTAGTTGTTGGTTCTTCAGTAGTTGTTGGCTCAACTACTGGTGTTGTTTCAATTTCTGAAGTTGGTTCTGCAGTAGTTGTTGGATTTGTAGTTGGTTCCTCGTATTCTGAATATGCAGGATCTGCAAGTTCTGCAGGTGTTTTTCCTGAGAGTCCAGGGTCTGCTTTAATTGACACAGTTTTCTTTAATCCAAATGATTCTACATTGTTACTTGTATACTGTGATCTTACTTCTACTTCATATGTACCTGTCGCAAGTCTGTTTTCATAGTAACTTGCCACATTCCCATTGATTCCTACCTTAATACAAACACCATCTACAAAAAGATTCAATCTCTGACCTGTTAAATCTGCCACATCAGACCATGCAATAGTAAATCCATAGTCTATACCTTCTGTTAAAATTGAAAGTCCAAGTGGTAATGTTGGCTGATTTGGTTTGTCAAATGACTGTGCATTATCTATAACCTCACCTTTAACAGTAACCTTTGATGACTGACCAAATGATGGTGCCGCCAAAGCTGACTCTCTGCCTTCTGCATCCACTGCTGATAAATATGCCAGATATTCACCTGATGATACACTTTCCAATATAACATTTGAATTGGTAATTCCATCTACATATACACGTCTGTAAGGTGTACCTGTCTTTGCATCAAATAAATATAAATTGTAACCTACAACTGATGAATCTGCTGATGGAATACTTGCTTCTGATGATGGTGCCCATGCAACACCTAATTTATTGTCTGCCTGCGCCGGATTGTCAGCAGGAACTTCCGGATTTCCTGTAATATAACTTAATCCTGCCGGTGTTTTTGGACCTATGCAATCAACAGGATATGTGTAATTAAGAGTTGCTCCTGTTACTGTAAAGCTAACTTTTTCTGATAATGTTCCCTCACCCATGCTGTTTACATTTGCAGCCTGCGCTGTATATGAACCTGCTGAAAGTCCACCTACTACACCGCCTTTTGTAGCATTGCCAATCTTTGTAACTAACTCTCCATCCTTGTAAATATAAATGACTGTTGCTGTAACTGTTGGATCATATCCAGCTACATTTGCTGGGTCATCGGCTCCTGCCCATGCAAACATAATTGCATTATCAATTGTATCCGAACCACTTTTGCTAACAGCAACAAGTCCTATTACTTCCTTAGGTAATGATGTTGCTGCTGCACTTACATTGCTTGTTGGATAGTATGTAATCGAAGATACTAACATTGCAATGGCACAAATAATCGCACCAAATTTCTTTAATCTTTTCATTTCATAAACCTCTCTTTCATTTGATTAAATATACATTGTAATTATACACTTATAAAAAGTTATGTGTTAGTATCTTATTTTTATATAAGGGATTAATTTTTTAGAAAAGTGTTTTAATTTTAAGATTTTCCATATATATGTACAAACACAAAAAAGTCCTAAAAATGGCAAAAAAAGTACGAGACGTGTTGCGGGTGTCCTGTGGACACCTCTGACGAAGTCAGAAGCAACGACCGAGGCGACAGCCGAGAAGCGGGTGTCCTGTGGACACCTCTGACGGAGTCAGAAGCAACGACCTAGGCGTCAGCCGAGAAATCGAACCTTCGAGCCTGAACTCAGGCTAGATTTTGCAATAAAAAAGGGCACCTGTTAAGGTACCCATTTTATTGCAAAAAAAGAAGCGCGAGACGGGGATCGAACCCTATTTTAGAAAATCTACAGAACCCCTTTATTTATCGCAATCCCTTTATTTATCGGCAGTGTAGCGTTTTACATAATTGTGATTGAAGTGACTAAAAAGGTATGTTTTGGATAAAATGCAACGCAAAATGCAACGCAAATGCAACGCAAAATAGCCCTAGAAGTTAATCTAAGGCTATAGTTTATAGTTTTGAAAAATAATCATTGGTCATATCTGTATATTTTCTCTGATAGTCTGTTAAGGAATTTCTGTAAATAGCTTTCAGTGTCTTGTCAGAACTCCATCCACCACGTTCCATTATGTAAACGTCAGGAACTCCAATAGCATGCATTATTGATGCAGAGTAATGTCGTAAATCGTGAAATCTAAAATGAGGTAGTTTCAAATGCTTCACAGCAGAAGCAAAATTTCTTGTCAATGTTCGTGGAACAATATGCACCAACTTTCCACTTTTTGGTAATTCATTAATGACAAATTGGGGTAACTCTATAACTCGTGTGCTGGATGTGTTTTTTGTTGCTTTCAGGATAAGTCCCTTGTCGTGAGCATCAACTAATGCTTTATTAACCGTAAGTTTATTTCCATGAACATCATCAGCAGTAGCACCACAAACTTCTGAACGTCTCAAGGTGCCATAAGCTGCAAGATAAACAGCAACGAGCATATCTTTATTATCTTGGTCTTTAAAATATTGTATGAGTTTCTTTACGTCACTATCTGTGGGAATATATATGTCTACATCTTTTTTCTTCTGTGGCAATTTCACTTTAAAATTGAATGGTATATCTGCATAGTCAATTGCAGAATGAAACAAACTATATGCATTCAATACTGTTTTAGGTGAAAGTCTTTGATTCAAGTCACCAATCCAACGCTGCAGGATATTTGATGTAAGAATATTTATGGGTGAATCTAAGATTGCCTTATAATGATTTCTGTAGGAACATTCATATCCGCTGATGGTTGTTGGAGACAGCGTTGTTCGTTTAGAATCAATGTATTCTGATATAATTTGACCAACAGTGCAGTTACCTTTATCTTCTTTGCAGTCATTTTTGTTCATTTGATATTCAGTGGCAAGATACTCACTTTCCTTTTTAGTGTTTGCAGTGAAAGACTTATAATGTCTTTTGCCTTTTTCATCAACATAGTCAAATACCAATGTTCTCCATTTTCCTGATGATGTTTTCTTTGCTTTAGCCATATTGTATCTCCTTTCTCCCCTAAAAAGGGTATAAAAATAACACCCAGCCTATGAACAGTAGTTCTGATTGACCAGATGCTCCTAAAAGTGATAAAATACAACTTGGTTAGGGTGATATTTTATCACTTTGAGCTGGTCGTGAGTGGCTGGCTCTTTTTTTATTTGTAATAATTATTTATTATGTGCAATTACATCAAGCATTGATAATACCTGTTGAGCTTCAGTCGTAGCCTGAAAATAATCTTTTGTTCCAACTTTTACAGCTTTAGTTACAATAGGAATGCAAATGCAAGGTGTCTTGAAATCATTTAAGGTTACTCTAATAATAAGAGATTCAATTTTTTTCTTCTGTTTTCTTTTTCCGGTAATGCCACCGGCAACTGCACCGGCAGCACCAAAGGCTAAACCACCTATTAATGCTTGTCCTACACCACCACTTACGACAACAGAATCATCAGCTAAAAGTTCATAGCTTACCAAGTCATCAAAGCTATACCAATTTTTGTTTCCTGATGAACTAATGCTATTTCCTATTAGGTTTGATAGACCAAGAGATTGTATTGATAAAGCACCTTTTAAAGCTTTTCCGACACCTGTACCCTTATGTTTTGGAACATATCCTTTAATTTGAAAAGTTCTATGTTGTTCGTCCACCTTAATTACATTAACTTTTGATGTAGCATGATTTCTGTCATTCCAAGATGCTAAAGCTTTACCTGCGAAATCCTTTACTGTGTCGCTGATATTAGTTGTAGATTCTTCTGTTTCATCTTCCACAATAGAATCCTGCTCTACAAATTCATCAGAATTAGAAGTATCATCATTTGAATCTACTGAATATTCAGTAGGACATCCACATTCAGGACAAGCAGAAGCTTTATCTGAAAATTCCTTTCCACATTCCACGCATTTTATTATTGCCATACTTTTTCCCTCCTTAAAATTAATTATATTGCTTTATTACATTTACTGAATTAAATCCAAATTCAATAACATAATTCATGTACTTTATATAACATCCATATTTATGCATATAAGCATTTATTGTGTCTACAAGAAATTGCTCTGTGACACCAAGATAAGTTGCTGTTTCGTATAAATTACTGCAATGGTGTTCAAAAGCATCTATAAAACCTTGTAAATCTATTAGTTTGTTGTAACTCCAAATTCTAGCTTTCTGCTCCTGATTGCGATTGGAAGCAGAACTCATATTAAGTATATTGCCGGCAGAAGTATGATGGTGTCCTAATTCTTCTGCTAAAACACAAAGTCTTTCGGCAGTAGTTTGTAATTTGGTACTAATTCCAACAGTTCCGTCACAATATAGACCTTTGATATTTGGACTGTTAAAAGAAGAATCCACAATTTCTATACCATCATTGCGGGCTTCTGATTCTAATTGCTCTAACTGATTCAAGTTATCACCTCCCCACTAAAGTATATCTTATGAAGTGTCCCATAAATGGGACGTATTGAAAAAATAAAATAATTTGATATAATATACTTAACAAGAGAACCGAAAGCTAGATTGAGCCTAGCTTCTGGTTTGATAGTAAGTTAAGAAGTAACGTCTACCTTTACCAGAGAGAGGACGTTACTTTTTTGCATTAATGATAGCTAATACAAGAGTGATAACAGCGCAAAGCATAATTACAAATGTGAATAAATCAGAATATGTAACCATTGGCATCAGCTCCTTTCGTAAAATTCAGAAGCCAGCCAACCGCCCCTTCGATTCCCCTGGTAAGTATATTATATTTTCATTGTGCTATTTTCTTTTGTTCTTTACAAACTCCACAAAGTTTTTAATTTCATCCATTTCTTCCTCTGAAAATTCTTCCCCCTCAAAGTGTGCTGCAAGAGTATTGACTTTAGGTAAGGAAGATTTATCTTCGATTAAATCTGAACGATTAATTCCAAAATATTTTGCTAGAGAATCAACTTTATCCATTCTAGGTAAACGTGTTCCATTACACCAAGTAGAAATCGCTGATTTGTTTAATCCAAGATCATTTATTAAATCAGATTGCGTTTTACCATTTATAGACATATAGTGTTTTAGATTTTTTGCAAAAATCTCTTTATAAATATCTTCGCTCATAGACTTTACCTCCTCGTGTAATAAGAATAAATCATATTAAAAGAAAAAGCAATACAAAAAGTAGAAAAAGTTTACAAAAAGTATTGACAATCTACAAAAAGTAGAGTAGTATATAGGAGTAGCAAGGAGATAGCAGGAAGGAGAAACGAAATGGAACACGAAGAAATGACAGACAAGCAATTTAATACTTATTTAGAAATGTTGTTACATATCCTCGAAAATGAGGATAAAGAAAAAGCGATTGAATTAATCAAATCGCTTCTCGAGAAATAACTTAATTTACAAACTATACAGTCAACCACAAGGGCGATACTCCTTAACATTCCTGCTAAGTCGCCCAAGTGATAAATAAAGTATAACACATTTCAAAGATATGTAAAGTGAAATGAAAGGAGCTGATATAGAAAATGGCAGAAATACAAATAAGCCTTGCAGCAGCTAGAGTAAATGCTGGAATGACACAAGAAGAAGTGGCAAAAAAAATGGGGATAAGCAAACAGACAATAATAAATTGGGAAAAGGGAAAAAACATTCCAGGAATACCAGAAATGGAGATGATGTCAAAATTATATGCTATGCCACAAGACTATATTTTTTTACCTTCCTATTCTACAAAAAGTAGATAATAGGGTAAGAAAGATGATTAATAGGAGAACCACAATGTTATTAAAATTCAAAAAGCACAGCAACGGCTGGAGCATTAAAAAAAGAAAAAGAGGACACGCAGACTACCAACCTTTTATCAGGTGGTATAAAAACGAGCGGGCATTAAGAATTTGGTATCGCACATTTTACACAAGAGATTTTCAATTTTAGGAGGAAAGAAAAAAATGGAAAATAAGCAAAACATATGCGTTTTACTGACGATTGTATTACGTGAAACAGATAATTTGAAAGACTTAAAAAGCTTGGAATATGACGCAGAGCATGAAGTTGTAACAGCAACATTTACTAACGGAGCGGTTAAACATGCCAATGTGGCAATGGATTCAGGAACATCAATGATTAGAGACATCATAAAACAGATTGTTTAAAACATTGGAAGTTGGATAAGAATTGGAGGAGCAAAGATGATTGAAGTTAATAAGGAAAAAGGAATTATACTTTCGGGAAGCATACTGGACATAATGAGCGAAACGTCTGCGTTATTAACGGCTGTAAAGGAATTCCTGACAGATAAACTTGGTGAAAAGGATGCTACATTTTATTATCTCCAGATATTAAAACTGGCTGAAATGACAGATGATGAAGTAGAAAAGAGCATTAAATCAATGTTAGATGAAATATTGGATGGGTTTGGCAAAAAAGGTTGACAAACCTCGTGCTTTACAGCACAAGGTAAACCTCGAAGAAAGTCGTATCATTATGGTATCAAAACGAAAGGAGTACAGAATGATACAAACGACAATAAGAATACCAAAGGAACTACACCAGAAGTTAAAAGAGCTGGCAAAGAAGAAAGGCTTGACAGTCAATGCTTTGATTGTGCAGGCACTATGGAAGTTGTAGGAGAAGAAGGAGGTGGCGAGTATGCCTGTAAGAAATTCAATAGCAGACAGAATTAACGAAACAAGGATAATTCTAAAAACTGCATTAATAAGAAATAACAAAGTACCAAAGGACATTGAAAAGCGAAAAATAATGCATGCGAATACATTCTATGTGAAGCAGGCTAAGACTGACAGGCTTAAATTAAGTGACTTATGGAGATTGGATGACATGCTTCATTTTACGGATGAAGAAATATTAAAAATGTTTGGAAGATAGGAGGAAGGTTTAAATGAATAAACAGTCTAATGAAAGATTAGAAGTAAGAGAAGTAAAAAAAGAAGAGCCTGAATATACACCACTACATTCAAGCTCTAACAAAAACAAACCAATTAAAGATTATCACACTTTGACAGAAAAGTACAGAGTCGCAAACAGATACAAAAATCTGATGATTGGTATCGTTGTGGCGATTCTGATGTGGTACAACAATTGGATTTGTGTTGACAGTATTCCAATGAAGCTGTTGTATTCAGCAGGAATGGTGTTAGCAACAAGCCTATTGTGTGGAGCAGTGGACGAGATTTTGATGGAGGAATAGGCAATAGTTACCAGAAAGAGTTTTCCGACCAAGGAATTATGGTTGGAAGCAAGAAAAGGCAAAATAGGTGGTTCTGATGCAGCAGCAGTGTTAGGTCTTAATCCGTACAAAACAAATGAAGAGCTTTGGAAAGAAATGGTAGGAATTAAAGAACCTATTGATATTTCGGACAAGCCTTATGTTATCTACGGAACAAAGGCGGAAGAACATATAAGAGCAATATTTGCATTAGACCACCCGGAATATAAAGTTGAATACTTTGGTGACAACATGCTTCTTAATGATAAATATCCGTTTGCTCATGCATCACTTGATGGAGAACTAACAGAAATTGAAACCAGACGAAAAGGCATATTTGAATGTAAGACCAGCGAGTTGTTCGGTTCAATGCACAAGGAAAAATGGGATGGCGAACACATTCCTGATAACTATTACATACAGGTGCTGCATTACCTGATGGTAACAGAATATGAGTTTGTGGAGTTAAGAGCGCAGATTAAAAGTGTTTGGAACCAAAGAATAAGACTTATCACAAAGGATTATCACATTGAAAGAGAAGATGTGACAGAAGATATAGAAATACTAAAAAAGGAAGAATATGAGTTTATCAAATCAGTTAAGCAGAGAAAACAACCGGCTCTGATTCTTCCGGAGATTTAATGGAGGAAATAAATGGAATTAGAAATTTACAACCCAACTAAAGAAAATACAGTTAAACAGATTGACTGGAACTTTGAAGAATTAAAGAAAGAAATAACAGAAAAGGCAGAAATGTATGGTTCTTTGGTGTATACAGATGAAAACATCAAGGAAGCAAAAGTGGACAGAGCAAAATTAAACAAGTTCATTAAGGTTTTAGAAGATAAGCGAAAAGACGTTAAGAAGATGATGCTTGAACCTTATACACAGTTTGAAAGTCAGGTTAAGGAATTAGTATCGATCATTGGTGAAGCAAATGACAATATTGCTTCTCAGGTAAAAGCCTACACCGAAAAGTTGAGAGAAGAAAAACGTGAAAAGGTAAAAGAAATCTATGATAAAGCAATGTCTGTTGAAGGAGCAGAAGGCATTGCAGAGATTTTAACGTTTGACAGAGTATTCAAGGAAAGCTTTTTAAACAGCTCAACAACTTTTAAATCTATTGTAAACGAAATTGAAGATTTGAGAGACAGAGTGAGACATGATCTTGAAGTAATTAATGCTGATACCGGAGAATACCAGTTTGAAATGAAGCAGGCATATCTTAAGAACCTGGATATGACTGAAGCTATATCAGTTAAGCAGCAGTTTGAAGAAAACGCAAGAAAAAAAGCTGAATATGAAGCAAAGCGTAAGGCTGAAATGGAAGAACGAAAAGCCAGAGAAGAAGCAGAAGCACAGAAAGTTGTTCAGGCAGGTAAGCAGGTAGTAGTGGAACAGCAACCGGAAGAAACACAGCAGGAGGTTGAAGCTACAAAGATAGTTGAAGCAACAGTTACAGAGGAGAGAAAATTTACAGTTTCTTTTAAAGTTTATGGCACACAGAAACAGCTTAGAGAGCTTAAGGAATTTTTAACAAGCAACAATATAGAATATGGTCCAATACAGTAGGAGGAAATGAAAATGGCAGTATCAAACAGTTTAGCAAAGAGAAGTAAGGAAACAAGTTTTACAGCATATCTTAAGAATGATGCAGTAAAGAATCAGATTAATGGTGTAATAGGTGGAAAGAACGGTCAACGTTTCATCAGTTCAATAGTAAGTGCGGTTGGTAATAACCCAACATTGCAGGAGTGTGAGAACTCTTCAATAGTAAGTGCTGCACTTTTAGGTGAGAGTTTAAATCTTTCACCAAGTCCACAGTTAGGTCAGTATTACATGGTTCCGTTTAAGGATAACAAGGCAGGCATTAAGGTGGCACAGTTTCAGTTAGGCTACAAAGGTTATATTCAGTTAGCCATCAGATCAGGACAGTATAAGAAATTAAATGTGTTAGCCATTAAGAAAGGCGAATTAATCAGATTCGACCCACTTAATGAAGACATAGAAGTAAATCTCATTGCAGATGAAAATGAGAGAGAAAAGGCAGAAACAATTGGCTATTATGCAATGTTTGAATATACAAACGGATTTAAGAAAGCCATGTACTGGTCAAAGGAAAAGATGAAAGCTCATGCAATTAAGTATTCACAAGGTTATGCAGCAGACATAAAGAAAGGAACAAAGTGGACTTTCTGGAGTAAGGACTTTGATGGAATGGCATATAAGACAATGCTTAGACAGATTATCAGCAAGTGGGGAATTATGAGCATTGACATGCAAAGAGCTATTGACAGTGACATGGCAGTCATTAATGAAGATGGAACAAGAACATACGTGGATAACGAGCCAGTTGAACAGCAGGAATATGAAGAAGTCAGTGTTTCAGAAGAAAACCAGGAAATTGTGCAGGAACAGACACAGAGCAGTAACGTAACAGTTGAAACACCAACTGATGACACAACAACAAATAACATAGAAGAAAAGGATGTACAGTCAGCATTTTTTAATTTTTAGTAACAGGCAACAGTCAGGAATAGGAAAAATATTTTAATCACGAAATAAGCCTGCTGAATTTACAGCAGGCAGGAAAGGAGGTTGGTTAATTGAAAGAAAGTATAAAGATAGTTGACTACATTCCTTTTGGTAAAGAAAATGCCATATCAAGGCAACAGTTGGAAAGAGTAACCGGATTAAGTGATAGAGACGTAAGAGAAGCAATATCGTTGGCAAGAAGAAATACGGTTATATTGAATCTTTCAAACGGAAAAGGATACTTCCAACCAATTCAGGGAGAAGAAGATGATTTGGTAGTGAAGTATTTTAAGCAGGAAGACAGCAGACTAAAAAGAATTGGCTGGTCCTTGCTGGCAACACGAAGAAGGGTAAAGGAGATACAGAATGGAAATGCAGTTTAAGGTTCCGGGCCCACCAAAGGGAAAGGCAAGGGCGAGAACATTTTATAATCCAAAACTTGGGAGAATGCAGAGCATTACTCCCGAGGAAACTGTTCTCTATGAAAACCTGATAAAAACAAGTTATGTTCAGCAGGCAAAAGAGAACAGGTTTGAAGGGTATTTTAATAAAGAGCCTATACACATGTACATTGAGGCAGTTTTCGAAATACCCAAAAGTACAAGCAAGAAAAGACGTTTCTTAATGGAAGCAAGAGAAGAACTTCCGTGTAAGAAACCGGATGCGGACAATATAGCAAAGGTTATATGTGACGCATTAAATAAAGTAGCTTATGGAGACGATACACAGATTTGTGAACTGGAAGTACATAAAAGGTACACAGAGCAGAATGAAGAAGCTGGTGTGTTGGTAGGCATAGAGACTACGCAAGGAGACTAAGAGAATGGCAAGACCAATAAAAAAAGGTTTGGAATACTTTCCCTTTGATGTTGGTTTTTTCTCAGATAAAAAGGTGAAAATCTTGAAAAGCAGATATGGAGCAGATGGAATAGTTATATACCAATATCTGCTTTGCGAGATTTACAAGGAGAATGGTTACTTTCTAATTGTTGATGAAGATTTTGAATACATTATTTCAGATGATTTAAACATGGAAAGTAACAAGGTGAAGCAGGTATTAAACTTCTTATTGGAACGGTCACTGTTTGATAGCAAACTTTTTCAGTCGGACAAGGTTCTTACCTCTGCCGGAATACAAAAAAGGTATCAGGAAGCTGTAAAGACAAGAGCAAGTAAGAAAGCAATAATTGTTGGTAAATACTGGCTCTTAAAAGAAGAAGAAACAGCATCCTATATTAAAGTTACCCTTTTTGAAGATAAATCCGAGATTAATTGCGGTAAATCCGAGATTAATTCAAGTTTATCTGTAGAGAAAATACATAAAGAAAAGGAAAGTAAAGTAAATAAAGGTAAAGAAAAGAAAAGCAGTGGTTATTTTTCTGATAAAAAATTAAATGAATTATTCGAGCAATATCTGATGATGCGTGAAGAAAAAGGAAAACCGGTAGTAGGTTATCAGCTACAGATTTTAATTGACCGCTTAAATCAGGTGGCAGTAAACACAAAAGAGAAGATAGAAGTTGTTAGTAATGCAATAGCAGGAGATTGGAACACATTTTATCCGATTAAACGTAACACAAAGAAAAACACCTTTGCTGCATTTGAGAAACGTGAATATGATCATGATGCATTGGAAAAGCAGGCACTGTTAAATAACCGGAAGATGTTTGACGATATGAAGAAAGGAAAAACTAATGAACAGATTTAATTCTAACGTGGTTGTAGAGATAAATAATAGAATTGCAGAACTGGACCGACAGGAGTTTATGATTCAAATGGCAGATTTTTTATCATACGAAGACAAAGAACAGTTGAGAGCAATCGCAAGGGAAAGAGCAGAGCTGGAACTAAAAAGAAAACAGTTAGGCAACTAGCCAGCAGGAGGAACAGCGTTAGTGAGAAATACGGAAAAAGCATTTGGACACATATTAACGCATGAAGAAGATTTATTCGTTAATTTTGGAAGACCTAGAAATTATGCTGTAAAAGCCTTCAGGTCTAAACCATATGCAAACGAATTAAAAGTTGGAGGAAAGAAAAATGGCAAAAATATCAAAAGAGGAGCAGGCGAGACGTGAAGGAATGGCTTATGCTTTAAGGCTTGCCAAGGAAAAGGGAATAGATGCATTGGAAGAAGATTTGAAGATGCGTAATGCGATAAATCTACCTTTAAGGGTATCTAAGGCAGATTTGAGTAAATTCTCTGAAAATGTCAAATACAATATAGTTTTCTACATAAAAGTCTTAATGGCAGTAACAATGCATGATGAATTTGGTTTTGGTAACAAAAGAATCAAACAGATGTTTAAAAGGTTCGACCTGAAAGCTGAATGCATTGCAGAAAACTACAGCAATTGGGAAGACCAGGTAAAGATAATTGCAGAAGAATGTGGAATTGATATGGAGACTGAAAGAAGAGATTTGAGGACAGTGATTAAATAAAAAATGTTAAGAAATGTTAAGGAGTGAGAGGAATGACAAATATAGAGAAGTACATAGATGAATTGAAAGTAATAAAGAAAAGAGCAAAGGAAGATTTGCTTATTGACAAGATAGCTGTCAATAAGCAAGGTCAACCTAAATACTGTATAACACAACCTTGTGATGATTGTATTTTTAACGGACACTGCACGTTAGAGGCAAAAAAGCAATGGCTTGAACAAGGATACGTTGAACCTGAACAGCAGGTCGATTGGAGCGAGGTCAAGGTTGATACACCGATTTATGTGAGAGATAAAACCAGCGCTCCTTGGGTTACAGCACATTTTGCTAAATACGAAGAAGGAAAGGTATGCTCATGGTTTGGTGGCTGTACATCATTCACATCAGAAGCTAAAGACGATTACTATTCATGGAACTATGCCAAATTAGCAGAAAGTGAGGAAACAGTATGGCAAAGGTCAGAATTACAAAAGAATTAGATTCAAGAAATATGCAATATTTTAAATTAACCAAGAAACGTGGAAAGATTACAGATAGAGAAGCATTTGAAGCAATGGAAGAATCTTACTATTTTGGGGAATACTTAATTCGATTCAATGTTCCGGAAGAAGCACCAATGGATTTGTATGAAGATGGTGATGAGTGGAGATTGTACGCAGTGAAAGAGTTGTTGGAAGAAGAAATATACAAAGCTCATCAGGAAGGTTACGAAGAATGCAAAAAAGATTTTAACTTTGAAAAAACTGCAAACAATGGTTGGATTCCATGCAATGAGAGACTGCCGGAAGAAGGTGTCCCTGTAAACATTACATATAAAAACAGTAATCCACCATCATATTATAGCAATATTAAAAATATTCCATTTACAGCTACAGCTATTTCATACAAAAATAAATGGTATTGGTATTCTTGCATTTGTCTTGATATTTTAAACGAATATGGAAAAAATGAGGCTGATGCTGTGAATAAAGATATTGATATTATTGCATGGCAACCATTACCAGAGCCATACAGAGAGGAGCAGGAAGATGAACAATAACGGTTTAATAAGCAGGCAAACAGCAATAGATAAATTATTTGAATATGCAGAAAGTAAATTTCAGTCAGGCGAGATAGAACTTGCTAACGGAATATTAAAAGCAAAATGCTTTTTGGAGAGCCCATGCAATATTCCAACAGCCTATAACGTGGATAAGGTTTTAGAACAATTGGAATATAGCAGAGTGCCTAATACTGGTATTGCAGGTTATCACAAAGTGATCGAGATAGTGAAAGGCGGTGGAATAGATGGAAGATAGATATTTATTCAAAGCAAAAACTAACAACGGAAAATGGATAGAATGGAATATACTAACAGGAATCCCACACGATATAAATATTATAAATAGTACAATATGTCAATGCACAGGCTTGAAAGATAAGAACGGCAAACTCATTTGGGAGAATGATGTTATTGCCTATTGGGACACATACAGCACAGAAAGCGGACTTGCAGAAGCTGATTGCACAGGACAGGTAGTATGGGATGATGAAACTATGTCTTTTCAAGTAACAAACAGACTTTCGGCTGAAAGCTATGAGGTTTTAGATGAATGTAGTGTTATCGGCAACATATTTGATAATAAAGAGTTATTAGAAAGTGAGGAAACAGTATGGCAACCATTACCAGAATACAGAAAGGAGCAGGAAGATGAACAATAATGGTTTAATAAGCAGGCAAACAGCAATAGATAAATTATTTGAATACGCAGAAAGTAAATTTCAGTCAGGCGAGATAGAACTTGCTAACGGAATATTAAAAGCAAAATGCTTTTTGGAGAGCCCATGCAATATTCCTACAGCCTATGACGTGGATAAGGTATTGGAGCAATTGGAATATAGCAGAGTGCCTAATACTGGTATTGCAGGTTATCACAAAGTAGTCGAGATAGTGAAAGGCGGTGGAGTTAAATGATACACAAAATTAAAATACTTGAGCAGTTTGCTGATGAAATAATCAGTGGCAATAAAAACTTTGAGATAAGAAAAAACGATAGAGGTTATCAGAAAGGTGACCTTATCAGGTTTGAAGTTGCTGATGAATATGGAAACAGACTAGATGGAAGAAGGTACATAAAACACCCTTTACACGATAAGTTATATGAGATTACATATGTGCTTAGTGGATGGGGCTTAGAAAAAGATTATGTTGTGCTTGCAATTAGACTGAAAGAGAAGGCAGGTGGTTAAATGGCGTGCATATTCGGAATTGAAGCACCTTGTGACGAGTGCAGAATGTGCGAGAGGGTACAAGCTGGAGACAGCGAAGAAGAATAGAAGCAACAGAACATTGACAATTGAATATTGGTAGTTGCGTGTGGTATAATTTTCTTATCAATTTAAGGAAGAGGATTTTATCATGGAAATAGTGGATAAGCTTTTAGATTTAGTTAAAACACTACTAGACAAATATTTATTTCAATCACTTGTAGCAACAGCGGGGATGATAATTACAATAGCACTTTTGCCGAAAGATTTTTTTATGCAAAATAAGGTTTCAGATAATGAATTGAAGGTGTTAATTTGGATACTGTATTTTTTGATTGTTTGTTTAATTCAGTTTATTTACAAAAAAAATAAAAAGTGGTATTTGAGTAAAAAAAATAAAAAAATATTAGATGAAAAGGAAAAGATTAGTAGAGAATTAGAAGAAATAGAGACAATA